TGATGAACCCGTGCTTGAAGTAGAATCATATAGATTTACTTGTTTTGAACCTGATTCTCTCTGTACAATAGGAACGAATTTTGAACCAGAAAACATTTCTAATGCCATCCTGCCATCATTCATGTTTATTGCTATACCTGCATCTACTGCTGGGTTAGCAAATCTTATGCTACCAGTTTCAGTTAAATTTTCATGTTTATAAAATGCTGTTCTTGAACCTGGATCATCTATTTTAAAATCACCTCCTGTAAAATTATCTTTACTAAATAAGAATTGATTACCTGCTTCTTGTACAGTAGCACCACCTGCAATCAATTTCATGTTCATATCTCCAACAGTTTCAATTATTCCGACTTTTGAACCTGTCATTAATAATCTTGCTCCAACAGTAAAACTACTATTACCTTTGTCTTCAATTGTAAGAGTTGCGTTATTACCTGGTGAATTTAAACTTATGTTTGTTGAGCCTGTTACTGATAATGATCCTGTTATTTGTGCTGAACCAGATATTAGTGCTCCATTTCTTACATCTAAAGCAGGTACAATTACTTCATTAGATTTTGATGCTGTTATATTTGCACCACCTACAATAACTGATCCTGATACTGTACTAGGTATTAAATTACCTTGACCACCTATAATTACATTACCTTTTCTTATAGCTCCTCCATTATCAATTGTATTTAAAGTACCACCTACAATTGCATTATAAGCACCACTTGCTAAGTTTCTAAATCCACCTAAAATAGCAGTTGAATCAGCACTTTGTATTGTACCATTTGTAGCACCAGCTATAATACCAAATTGAGTAGAAGCATCAATTAAATTCTCTTTACCACCTATAATTGCTATAGGTCCAGTTGAAACTGATACATTGGTATCTTCTCCTGAAATTAATTTCTTTTTAACTCTTAATGATCCTGAAATATTAACTGAACCAGTAACTGAAAATCCTAGATTTGCTTGATTACCTGCTGTTAATACTTGTTGTAAGGTATTTATTGTAGCATTTTCTGCATACGAAGCTGTTAAAGCATATGATGCACTTAAAGCGCTATCTGCTCTACTAGCTGATACTGATCTTGAAGAAGATATAGCATATGATGCTGATATAGGTATAAATTCTGTACCTGTTGCTGTTGCTAGTACATTAAATGCTCCGCTTGCGGAACGTTGTACTAAATTTTGAAATGATTGACTTATGTATAAGCCTGATAAATCTTGTGCCATGTTTATATATCGTATTTAGTTGGTCCTGGAGGTGGATAAGCTGGATAAGCTGAATTTACTATTGGTAAACCGGCTTGTCTTGCTAAGTTCATATATACTGCTCTAGTATTTCTTTGCATTACAATAGGTGATCTGTATTGACTTCCATAATCAGGAACAAATTGATAAAGTAATGTATTTTCTCCAAGTTCGGGATACAATGAAATATTTTGTGTTAAATATCTTGATAATTGATCCGCGTAAAATTGTTGTTTGTTAAATATACTCTGACGTTTAGAGTCGTATCCTGCTCTATCTACATTAACTGAATTTTCACCTCCGGTTGGAGTTAATAATCCGTTATTTCTCGTTCTATACATTACCGCTTCTGTAATATTATACATTGAAGCATAAACTAATGCTGGTTGGATATAATCGTCTATAAGTGTTTTATATGATCCTGATACACTGTTGTTATCAATTTTTGTAATTAAACTTTCATATAGTTTAGTTCCTATAATAGGTTGTATTGATATATCTTGTGCCTCTCTAATTCCATTAACCATTAAAGCATCATCAACAGATTCGTTTAAATCTGAAAATGCTCTAATCTTTGCTTCGCTTATTAATAATGTAGTTGTCATATAATTATTCTGTTAATGGTGATTCATCATTTATTTGATCATCTAGCTCTTTTTCATCTTCTACATCTGCATCGTTAGAAACTACTACTTCTGTTTCTTCTACATCTTGATATTCAAATAATGGGTTTTTCTGAATTACACCTAATGTTAATTCTCCATGATTTATTTCTAATAATCCTTCAAATACTCCTAATATACTCTGTTGGAATGGTGCTACTACTGTATTTAAAAACAATCTATATGATGTTTCTATTTCTTCAGCATTATTACCCATACCTGTGTTAGATTTAATACCTAACAGCATTGGACTTGTTATTCGATGCGCTGTTAATATCTTCTGAGACACGACGTCATTCAACGTGGTATAGTAGTCATCTGCGCCATTTTGTGGTATTGGTTGTATGTCAGGTTTTAAACTTGGATCTGCAACGTCCATATACAACATATTACCTGCATTACTAGTACCTTCATACTGTAAGCGTAACATATTTTCTATAGCCATTCTTTCTTCATCATTTGCATTTGTATAAGTTGTAATTGCTAATGACGGTGCTAAACCATTTTTAATATTTGATACGTGGAAATTATCCACTTCTTGATCTAAATCAATTACTTTTGAACCACCTACATAATCAGGTAATGGATAGTATCCTTGTCCTGGTCTATAAGGTGAATGATATAATAATTGTTTAGGCTCCTCTACTTTTTTATCTAAATTAAATGGAGGTAATTGTGGTAATGCTTGATCTAAGGAATTAATTGTAAAATCAAATGATGGTCTCCATACATCTGAAATATAATATCCTGGTATTTGATGACATTCGTTTTTTTCCATAGCTCGAACGTGACTGAAATCTACATGATAGACTTCTGCTATGCGGCTTCTATCTCTAGAGTAAATAATCTCTAAAGCATATCCACCAAATAATTTATAATCTAAAGCTACTTTGCTGTAGATATCATTCCATGATTCTCCTGCTCTGTTAGCAACTTTTAAGATGTCTTCATTGTCTGTAACTAAACCATCTCCGGTTATAGCTTGTACAATTGAATTTACACATGAAGCATGTGTTGATGATTGATTGTATAGTGAAATTAAGTATTCTGGATACATGTTATCTGCTCCAAATTTCATATACTTTGGCTTATCTTTTGTCCCATCTCTATAAGGATTAGATTCGCGATCATATCCGCTTTTAGCGAATTCTTCTTTACGTTTTATAGCTGAGAAGTTAAATTTTTTATTTTCCATTAGTCTTGATATGTGTTAAAGGTACCATTTTCATTCGTGGATATAAAGTCTGTTATTGCTGGGTCATTCGAACCTGAAACCCAAACTCTCTCTATATCAATAAATCCACCATCATATTTTCTGTTTAGATATTTCTGGAATGTTGCCCATCTATAATCTATAATTGCTATTGGGTCATTATTATCTGCCCATTTAAGTGCTGTAACGTTCCATATTGCGTCTTGAAATTCACTTACATAAGGTGAGATGTCAGCCATGTATTGACCAGAAGCAGTTGGTGCTTGATTTCTATTAGATTGAACTAATAACCATCCGTCTCCTCCTTTAGTTGTATTTGAAATAATACTACCTGATAATTCCCAAGTTGATTGATCGTAACTACTAGTAATAGAGTATAATGCCTCTGATGCACTAACGGGATAGTTTACCCATAATGCGTTTGTATCTATACCTGAGCTACTGTAATTTAGTCTAATCATCGTCTAAGAATAAATATTGTTTTATTGTAAAATAGATATTAAAAAAAAGGGGAGCTACGCTCCCCCTAATTTTAAGTAATATATTTAGAGTGCAGTATTGATACCCGAAAGTACCGTTGCTAAAACTGATCCACTAATTTCAGATGCTGGGAATGGTTCATCCCCTGTAAATGTTAAAGTGTATCCGTTCATATCTCCAAAAGCTGTTCCCGTTTGTCCAGTTCCCCCTGATAATGTCATACCGTTTTCTTGGCCTAAATAGAAAAATGTTCCTATTCCACCGTCTTCAGTTCCATTATTAGTTTGAGCTATAATCTTTAAGTCTGGGTTCTGTGCAAGAACTTTGACTTGATTACGAGTAGCGCTTTGTAGTTTTTGAAATGGTGCGTTTACTACTTGTTCGTAATAAACTGTACCGTTTTCAATACTACTGTTGATTGTTTCTGTAAAGTCACCTGTGTTTTTAGCAAGTTCGAATAAAAAGAACGTACCTGATCCACTGATGGCTGTTATTAATCCAACATCTGCGCCAACAACTGAACTAACTGAACCACTTAATATATAAATTTGACGGAGTCCACCCATGTTGTCTCGACAACCTAGTTGAAAACCGCTGGTTATATCACATGCCATAATTTTAAGTTTTTTAGTTAGTTAATAATTGGTTCAGCTTAAGCTTGGTCATTAGATACCCAATATTTTGGATGTCCAATTTGCGTACCTAATTTGTTTCTTAATCTGTATTTTAAAGTATCAGAATTAATATCATACCAAAGTTGGTAATTAGAAGTATCTGAAATCAAATCACATCCTACGAATGCATCTGATGCAGGTCCTAAT